CACCTTCCGGCTCTTCTTCCTCTTCGGTTTCCTCCTCAAATGATTCGTCTTCCGCTACGGGTTGAGACTCTTCCTCTTCAGTAGGTGTGGCTTCCTCAGTTTCCGGTGTTTCCCCTTCGGGTTCCGTCATTTTGAGTAATGCCGCTTGTGCTTCCCATAAACTACCGGGTTGCAGTTGATCTTCGTGTGCTTGCGGGGCAGGTTGCTTATCCGCCATAATTAAATTCCTCTATCAGATGTATGGGTGTTGCTTTTCTAGAATCTTGTTCATGTGGCCCGTTTCTATAATGGACGTTATATGACCATGAATTCTATCAAGCAGTCGCATTGCAAGCCAGATTGATTCTCTAGCTTCCAAATCTGTTGAACCGCTACTACTCCATCGGTTCATTAAATCCTCTTTCAGTACATCAAATGCTTCTTGAAACAGCGGGTTATCGACTAGGGCTTTTGCCCTGTGTTCCCTTAATTCGTTATCCATAATTACTTAAAATGCACCCCCTCTAATTCTTTTAGCTTTAGGGGAGTGTCTTTTCAGGTGTTTTCTAAGTTCCACAAACGCATCTGGATCATCGTCAAGAGCTTTCCAATCAATCTGGGCTGTTCTCATCTTACGTTTCTTCTTCTTGACTCCGTTACTATCAGCCCTTACTACCGCCGGGGGTGATGATCCCTTTGCTCGTTCTGGACCTCTGGAATACCCTGTTGTCTTCATTACGTTCTCCCTATAGCTACAGCGCGCTTCTGTTCACGCTCAAGGTTAATTTCCTGTTGTTTTAAACTAGTATCTATCTGCAACTTCTGTTGTTCCTGTTGTAGTTTCTGCGCCTTGATCTGAACCTCAGCAGCCTTAATCTTTAACTCTCCCTGCTTCACTTGTGCCTCAAGCAATTTAGCCTGTTCATCAATTGATGGACCTTCTTCCTGTTGCTGCGGGGCTTGAGATGGGTCAGTCAGATAATCATCGACATTCTGGAATCCCATAGCCTTCACAAGTGATGCGCCAAGATTATACATATTCTGTACGCTTACTATAGGTAATCCACCCTTCATGGCTTCGCCAGCAAATGATAGCATTTGAGATAGGTGCATCATCTGTTGATCTTTATTACCGTTGCCCAGGGCTACGCTGACTGTACAATCATATTTCTCGCGCCATACATCTGGCCTTACGGGAACCCATTCATTGGACAGCATTATCATGCGCTCTTTATCCTGATTCTTATATAGCAATTCGTATATAGAAGTCATCAGGTCTTTTACGCCTGTCTCGGCAAAGTTCCGGGCGATTAGTTCAACCCGACTTTGTGCGGCAGTCATAACGGCGTTGACGGCGGTGGCTGTCGTGTGGGAGGTTAGGGCTTTATCGTTCATGCCCTGCGACATTTTGGAAACGCCAGCCCTGGACTCTCTTACGCCATCCAGGTATTCAAGCATCTGAAAGGTATAGGGTTCAAGTGGGGGCGTAGTCAGAGGAGTAACAGCATTGGGGGATTTCACCCTGACTATGCCACCCGGTCTTTGTGTGAGCAAGTCATCTAAGTTCGCTTGGCCTTCAAGAACTGCGTACCTACCGAAGTTCATGTTGTACATATTGTCCATCAAATTTCGCATCAGAGTGCTTTTCATTAGCTGCAAATCCATGATAAGATCAGCAACAGAGAGGCCAAAGAATTTATGCGGTATCTTTACAGGGGTAATAGATACGAAAGGCACTTTATCTATTTCATCATTCTGTAGAATTTTGTCACCAATAGTACAAACCTTTCTCAGTTCCGCAATACCATCACCATCGAAATCTGTTTTCAGAAAACTTTCATACAACCAGTAATTCATCAGCGCCTCTTCGGATGAAAGATCACCCTCCAAGAATCCGAAATTAGAACTGTTATCATGCTCAAATCTGGCTTGCCTTTCCCCAGTAAATTCAACCATGTCTTCACCACCAGAACTCAAATCCTCTGGACCCAAGTCCTCGTCAGGATACATCTCCCTAAGCTCGGATAAAGTCTTCTTCACCCTGTGGCAAACAAATCTAGAATCCTGTATACTTTTAGCTTCTCTGGAAATAAGGAATTCTGAAGGCGGAACATTCTCAATCTTGATTCTTCCATCGTAACTCTTTCTTTTGATTACAACATCGTGATAAGGCTGTCCATTTTCTTCAGATTCAGTATGCTCTACAACCTCTACTTCATCACTTGAAATCAAAGACATCAAACCAGCTTCATCTAAGTTATGATACTCTTCCCGTTGCTCCTCATCATACTCATCCCACCAGACTTTTACTATTCCATTCTTGGATAACAATGCGTCTGTGAACCAAGAGTAAAGAATCTCCCAACCCGGATTGTCTTTTGTAAAGACGTAATTAACGTAATCCGTAGCCTGTTTAGCCATTGGAACGTCTTCCGGACCATGAGGATTGAACTTAACCATTTCATCCCCAGACGCAAACACACGCATAAGCGATGGTTTAATCCATTCAATAGTATCTTGTACGGTAGAATCTACAAACTGACTTCGGCCTTCTACTTCATTGCCAAAGGGCTGACCATAGTAATATTCCATAGCCTTCTCCCTCTGCTTCGATATTTCATCATCGTAGCCAAGGGCATCAGTTATTTCATTCCTGATCCTGCCTAACAGTTCGTCTTCAGTAATTTTTTCGTATGCCATTAAACGATTCCATAATTCCTATATGTTACGTCTGCTGTCCATGAGGGGTCTTCCCCTGCTATAGCGAAACGCTGGGATTGAAACGCATATCTTGTTGCGCTCATAAGATCATCCCTCAAAGGGACAACCTTTCCATCTTTTCTGTGGTACATCCTGAACTCTTCAAACCAGTCTCCAAGAGTATTGAATACTTTAAACTTCTTAGCTTCTACACTTTGAAGCATTGCCATCAAACCTTCTTCTATTGAGTTGGAACCTTTATCCACACCCAATGCCGGAGGATTGGTAAAATGCTGTAGCATGAAGTTACAACCTAAGTTCCTGTACTGATCAGCTAGTCCTGGGTTTCCCATACTATCCCTGCGATTTCCGTCATGCGGGTAGGCTATGGGAATAAAATGCGGCCTCATTCGTATATTTTGCGCATGAACCGTAGGACTTGCTTTGGAAGCTCTGTAGCAGTCGTAGATGTAAAAGGTTTCGCTCTCGTTGTCTACAGCACACCAAACTAATGCGGTAGGATGATCCCAACCGAAATCTATTGCAGCTATTCTAGGCCAATGATCTTCTATCCTTATTGGGTCGATCATTACATCTTCTTCTGATATAGGGAAGACAAGGCCAGAGCCGATCGATGGTCTTCCGTATCGTCGCATCTCCCTCTCATGCGGGGAGTATGCTGAAAGAATCTGGGTCATCACCGTTTCGGATAGATGTCCAGGTTCTCCATTCATCGACATGATTCGCTCTGAAGCATCATCCCATGTCGCGTTAGTCAGGGACTGGCCCGGCTGGATACGGTTCATAAAGGAAGCCACTGTCTCTGTCATTCCATTTTCTGGAGTAAAGGTCATATAGACCATACCCCTTCTATCCAGTGTTCTCGTCACCGCTTGGCTGTATAGCTCACGGCTAGGCTCTTCATCCAGCCAGACACAATCTACTGATCTACCCTGCCACTTCTCAACACCCATCTCATAGGCTTTGAAGAATAAAGAAGAGTTCCCACCGCTAACGTGCCTGATTAGGGCGACCGATTTGGCGTTAGGAACACCGGGTTTACGTTCGGTTTTTACTATTGTTTTTTTAGGCACTGCGCCTGAACCGAAGGCTTCCGGGTCATCTGGGGAACCCAATAACTCCGCCTGTACAATATCTCTTGTCGTTTCGTTTGATACTCCGCCACACCATGCAGTAATGGGCTGAGTATACCTACGACCTTTCCACCACTTGGGATATAGCCCAGTAAGGTGGTATGCGACCTCTGCGGCACCACAATAGGACTTGCCTATACGGTTAGCCGCCATTAGCAGACGTTGATTGCAATCTGCGCCAGTTTCGTGGAAGTTCTGCTGGTAGGGGTAGGGATCGTAGAAGTCGATCTTGTTAAACCTTTCCCTCTGCCTGATCTCCCTAGCTATTTCTACCGCTTGTTCTAATTCTGCTCTGCTATGTGCCA